GGGAGAATGAATCTTACCTATTGATGCGTGAGCGTATTCTTACCCGTGATGAAGCCCTGCGTGGATGGGACAGGTTTTGGTCTAAGAATCAGGTCAAAGAGTTTTTACGCACTGCGGATGGGAAGTATGCCCGTGATAAGGAGGGTAACCTGGTCGCGATCCGCACAGATGAGAAGCGTAGGTTACCGCAAAGGAAGTTTGATTTCAGAAGGGTTGATTATGGAAGCACCAAATAGGAAGGTTGTGCATGAGGTAAAGGCTTTGCTTCATCGATGGAGTGAGGAGAGCGACCTGGAGGATCACGAATTACTTCAGTGCATGAGTGATGCGTTGAATGAGTATTTCGATGAGGATGTTGTGGAGTTTGAGAGTGATATTGATTTGGAGGATGATGAATGAATATTTACCGCCCAACAGGAAAGAAGGTGGAGAGTTGGCCCCTATGGGTGAAGAGGTTGTACACTGAGTTGGACAGGAAGAATGCGGAGGTTGAGCGCTTGAAAGCGAAGATAGACAGTCTTGAGCAGGAGAGTTTTGAGTTAAAAAAGCGAAGTTGTGATTTATGGAGTGAGGTAATGGAGACCAAGGCGAGTTATGAGAAATGAATATCCCGCAGGGTTGGAATCCGATTTATTGGAAAAAGTACGGGCGAGCGATACCGAGTTGCGTACCTCAATATGTACCGTGCGACTTGAGAAAGTTGGGGCCACCCCCGTCGAAATTCGACCAAGAGACGTTGGAACGGATTTCGAGGGTTGGGAAATCAATCGGTTATTGGGGACGCAAACGCTCGAAGTGGCGATCATAGTGGGCATGGAGATGCAGGCTAGGGGATGATTGTAACTCTCCAACCCGATGAAATCCAAGTCTGTCAGATGGTTGGCAGGATGCGCAGTCTCATTGCCCGTGGAAACGGGGTGCGTGACGCGAAGATGGGTGATCAGGATGGGAGCGAAGCGGATGTGATGGGTATGATGGCGGAGTATGGATTTGCCAAGGAGATGAATGTTTTCCCTGACCTTGGATTAACTCCGAGAAGTGGATCTGCGGATGGTAAGCTTGCTAAGGGAAAGCGTTATGATGTCAAGGCATCCAAGCATAAAGGAGCAAGATTGCTCAGTACGCTCAAGGTGAATCCTGATGTGGATTTTTATGTGCTGTGCGTGGTGGAAGGAAACACTTTGGATTTTAAGGGTTGGGCATGGAAGCGGGAATTGATCATGGAAGAAAACAAAATGAACCTTGGTCATGGCGTTGGCTATGCCTTGGAGCAAAGTAAACTGCGAAAGTTTTGATGACCGATGAGGAGATCATGGAGCAGGCGTTGGAACGCTTTGCGAAGGAAGCCCGCGAGAAGTTTATGGCGGGTATTCGGGAGCATAATCCCGATGGGAGCAGGGGCTTATCACGCATGACCTTGGAGCAGAAGCTACGCAGTTGCCGCGAAGAGGTCATGGATTTGTGGTTTTATTTAAATGCGATGGAAGAGAAATGCCGAAGATAACCTACGCAGATGAGGTTGACCCGCATTTCGGTATTCCCTGGACCGATGATTTAAAGTACGAGAAGGGCGAGCTTGCCTGTGCGTTAAGTGAGGGAGAGATTGACGCACTTCCGCAGGAACGGGCGGAGATGCTGAGTCGTTTAATGATTGATCAACCCAACAGCGAGAAGGAAGATCCGATCAAGTGGGGATGGACATTACCGGGTTGGCGTAGGGTGATGAACAGGTGGGATAAGGATAAGATTCATGTGATTCTCGGTGGGAACCGGAGTTCCAAGACTATGTTCGCATCACGCATGGTCGTACACTTGGCACAAATGATCCCCGAAGCTGAGATTCGCAGTATGCATGTAACTGAGGAGCGGAGCATTCAGGATGCGCAAAAGACGGTGTATCAGAATCTTCCCATGCGATACAAGCGAACCAAGAAAAAGAGTGAGACTCATTCCCTGCAATATTCTCAGAAGAACGGATTTAACTCTGCCAAAGCGATATTACCACCCACGCAACCTGGTGCGGAACGGGGATCAACGATTTACTTTAATAATTATCGCCAATACATGGCAGACCCGCAGATATTCGAGGGTTGGTCCGCACATTGCATTCACCTCGATGAGGAAGTTCCTGAAGCGATATTTAACACTTTGCTCGGTCGAACAGTTGATTTTCATGGTCGTTTGCTCCTGACCTTCACAACTTTGCAGGGTTGGACACCATTGATTAATAGCTTATTGAAGGGTGCGGAGACTGTGGAGAAAAGATACAGTGAACTTCTTGGACGGGATTTACCTATTGAACAGGTCTCCGCCAATTGGCCTGATTGCCGCATTCATTACTTTTGGTCTGAAGATAGTCCGTTCATTGACGGTAAGGAATTAGTGCGGACCTATTCGAAGCAACCCTTAGAGGTCAAGCTTGCCCGATTGTTCGGTATTCCAAGCAAAGCAGTGGAAGGTCGTTTCCCGAAATTTAACAGGGAGGTAAATGTAATCCCGCATGAGAAGATCCCTTTTATTCAGGATGATTCAATACCTGTCACCCGCTACTTCGTTGCTGATCCTGGCGGCTCAAAACCGTGGGTCTGCATTTGGGCGGGAGTTATGCGGGACGGGAGTATTTATATATACCGCGAGTTCCCTGACTCCACGATGGGCCAATGGGCCTTGCCACATGTCAATGGGGTAGGGAAGAGCGTGGGTAAACCTGGCCCTGCCCAAAGGCCACTCGGTTGGGGATACACCGACTATAAGAATCACTTCGAAGATTTGGAGAATGAGGAGGAGATATTTGAGCGAATTGTTGACCCGCGAATGGGTGCGGCCACAGTCAGGGAAAAGGAAGGTGAGAGTAATATTATTACGACTATGGCAAACCTGGGCTTTGTCATGCGTCCCGCACCTGGCGTGGAGATCGAATCAGGGATTGCGAAGATCAATGATGCGTTATCGTGGAACGATACCGAGGATATGACCGACGAGAACAAGCCCAAACTGTATATCTCAGACCAATGCGACAACACAATTACCTCGATGCTTGAGTATACGGGTCAGTCCCGCGCTGAACACTTTAAGGATCAAATTGACTGCATCCGATACCTCATGGTCAGTGGTGCAGATCACATCACTCCCGGCTCAATGGTGGCCACAGGTGGTGGTGGATATTGAATCCGTTTGACTAGTCAACTACAAATGGCTATAATTTGCTACTGCATATGCAAAGTAGCGCTGATCCCGAATTGCTGTACGTTTCCAAGGAACCCGACATAGGATACTTGCAGGAAACTTACCGCCGCACTCAGAGTGATTTGGGTGAGTGGATGGATCGTAGGCAACGCGATTACGACACTCGGAACTGCTTATGGAATGGTAAGAGTGATGACTATAAAAAGCACGGCAGTCTGAGCGAGACCGGAGAGGTTTTCCCTTGGGATGGGGCATCAGATCAGGAAGTCCGCATGGTTGATGAGACTATCAATTGCTTAGTTTCCATGTCACTCAATGCGATCAGACGCGCTCACATCGTGGCTACACCCGTGGAATCCGATGATATGGAACGCGCAAGTGTGATCAGTAACTTCATGCGATGGATGCTGAACACCAAAATGACTGAGTTCTATGATGAAGTGGAACTTGGATTGAATCACTTTTACGAGAAGGGCATGATGGTTCATTACTGCTATTGGGATTCTCAGGATCTCAAACAACAGCAGTCCATACAGCTTGATGCAATTGCTCAGGCCCTTCCGCAAATTGCGACTGCGATTCAGGATGGGAGCATGGATAACGAATTAGCCGCCGCCCTAAATCAACAATTTAAGGTATCCAAGACCAAGGCTCGCGGAATGCTCAGGGAATTACGCCAGGACGGTGAGACCACTATACCCGTAACCCGCAGAGTAATTAATCAACCCCGCATCAAAGCACTTGCTCCTGATGAGGATGTGTTTTGGCCATCCTATGCGATTGATCCGCAGGAAGCACCCTATGTTTTCCATGTCATTAATATGACCCCTGAACAACTTCGTGCAAAGATAAATACCGAAGGATGGGATGAGGAGTTCGTGGATAAAGCCATTGAGCTTGCCCAACAAGGAGAGGTTGATCCGGTAATCAATAATTTACGCTTACAGGAGGAAGTAATCCGCAATGATGATGAGACCATCCGCGTAATTTACTGCTATCAGCGTTTGCTCGATGAAGATGACATTCCCGGTATATTCTGCACAATCTTCTGTGACCGAGTGCCGGAAGTTTATGCCAAGCATCAACTCTTAGACTATGGGCATGGTAAGTATCCTTTCGTTGTATCCACATATGAGAAAACAAGTAAGCGCCTCTACCACTCCCGCTCGGTTGCCGAGCTTGGTGAGGGACCGCAAAACATTTTAAAGATTGAAGAAGACTCCTCGATTGACAGGCAAAGCATCTCAACACTTCCGCCGTTGGAACATCCGCTCGGTCGAGCGCCAACGAGGTGGG